GCTCAGTAGAATCTTTTTGTAATTTTGCTATTTGATTGTTATGTAAAACCATTTTAGTTCTCCTAAAAAAAGAGGCAGACTTCCCAGAGGAAGAACTGCCTATTAAATCTATTAAGTATATTTGTTCAGCATCATATAGTTATTCCTGTATCAAATTCGGAAAGGCTTCTTTTACTACTGCTTTAGTAACTCCTTTTATTGGTTTTTTATTTATCATATTAATAATTAATTCTGCTTCGGGGGGTTCAACTGACTCTAACAAAATAATAAAAGCTCTTTCTCTTTTTACTTTCTGCATGCTATCGCCTGGTCCGCCTTTAACAAATGAAATAAAATCTTTATGTCTTTTATAAAGATTAGATGGTGCATTGTAACCTTCATTTGTTTGAAATGGCGGAGGCGGGCCGTCTGGAATATTAAATTGGACACTAGTGTCGTATGTCCCTCTTAAAATATCTTTTAGTGCCCAAGTCTCTTTATTTCTCAATATTTCGATTTTCTGCTTTTTAGATTTTGCTTTTATAACATCATTAATTATATCACTTATCATTATTATATAAACTCCTGTATATTTTCAAGTAACATTCTGCAACGTTTAGCTACAAGATAAGGGAATACTTTACTTTTATTTGCCCATTGATCTTGTGACTCAAAAGTATTTATAATCTCTTCTTTAATCTTTTGAGGACATTCTGACTTTTCTGTTAAATCAATCATTTTTTTATTGCGAAGATAATTTCTATAAACATCTTCACCTAGAGCTTTAGGATCATCCAATAAAGCTGCTTTTTTCTTAGATGATAATACACCTTGGCGGCGGCCTTCTACGAGACATTTGTCATCCGATAATACATTAGGAACACCATCACCGGGATCACCTTTTAATATATGCTCTTGAAGATATAGACGAGGATTTGGTTCATCTACAAATTTTTTAGTATGTGTAGACCACTGACGAACATTACTATATTTTTGAAGCTGACGGAAATCTTTATCAGCGGATACAATCATTACTTCTTCATGATTACCAAATTCCTGAGTATTTTTTACGATTTCAGCAATAACATCATCAGCCTCGCAACCATATTGATGAATAACTTTATACGGAAAATTTTCTTTTAATTCTTCACGAACTAAATTGATACAACGGAAAGCTTCTTCCCAATCGATTTTAGATTTTTCACGAGACTCTTTGCGTTTACCTTTATATTCGGGATACACTTCCTTGCGCCAATTACCACCGGCATCTGTTACGATAACAATCTCACCATACTTATCTTTAAACTTTTGACGATACATTCGTATCGAGTTTAATATCATATGACGGATTAAGTTTTCATCTGCCCCTGCTAAACCCATAGCAACAGGAGCAATCGAGATACCTGAGAAGTCAATTAAAATCATGGTTGATTCCTTTCATTATGTAAACATTATACCACATTATTAATCAAATGTAAACCGTTATTTTTTAGAACATTGTCGAAGGCACATTGGGTGAGGATTATCTGATATCCAGCTATTAGGTAAAGTTTCTTGAAACCATTTACCATCTATTATTTCATCTAATTCTTTATTAAAAATATTATAATTTTCTGCAGAATCTTGATATTGCTTTAATAACGAATGGATAGCATGATTTTTATTTGAATATATAAGATTGGCTAAATAGCAACATGGTAACACTTGGCCATCGGGATTAATCAATAATCTAGAATTTTTCCACTGGTTCATCCATTCACAAACTATATCATGTTTTGGTTTCATTTAATTTTCATTTTGCATAATAGTAATTCCATTTTCATTTCTAAATTCCCACTCTCCACTAATATTTAATATATTATTTTCTTTTATTGTAGCTTTTTCTAAATAATCTAATTCATATTGTCCATTAATAAAATAGTGTTTATCATTCTTAAATCTAGAAGACATTTCAAATATTATTTTTTTATGCACTCCATGACTTCTCACCATTTTAGCTATATCTTCTAAATAATTTTGGTTATGTTTAAACACAATTACATGTATTAATATTCTTGCTGGTGTTAAAGATATAGATTCTATGTTTGATAATATTTTTTTTAAATTAGTATTTTGACGATATTTTGAATGCATTTCCTGATTAATTCCATCAACATCAAAAATAATTGTTAGTCTTTTTTTACAATGCGCCCCAAGATCCCACCACCAATCCGCATCTCTTATAGAGCCATTTGTATTAATACATATTTTTGAATTATCTGAAGAATTAATAATATATTTACATATTTTTGCAATATCTTTACACATTATAGGATCACCCCAAGTGCCACAAAAATAGAAATTTGGAATACGTTGTATAATTTTTATTGGAAACGCTTTTTTAAAATTTTTTAAATCCCATTGAACGAGCGGTAGCCAATCTACCTTATCTAATTTTTTGGCTACTGCCTTTTCTCCGTTTTTTTGACTTGATGTTCTATGACATTGTGGACATCTTGCATTGCAAAATGTGCATAGATCTATCCATACATCTAAATTGCTTTTATCATAACTTCTTTTATACATTATTCCTTCAATGACTGAATATATGCTACATCCACTTTACCTTCTTGCATTAATCTTTGACGATTAGCAAGATGTCCAACTTCAATATCAGCTTTTGATTGTCCATGATATGGGACGGCATGACCTTCATCAATAAGAATATCGGTACACATACGTCCGTCAGGGGCAACAAAGTCACCAAGGACTCTACCAAACTTACCTTTCATATCTTCACCATCTTTATTGATTTCAGTCTTTAACACACCTTTAGACCCAAGAAGTTCTTGAAGTCTTGCTTTAGCTGCTTTACCAAAAACCTTTTCAACTTTATCGCTGGTACGAGACTCAGGTGTATCAATACCCATTACACGAACTCTTTCGTCAGTTAACACAATGCCAAATCCTAGATCAATATCTACATCAACAGTATCTCCGTCAACTACTCTATTAATAGTACATTTATATTCGTACATTATTCTTTTCCTTTTACATGCTTTGAATGAATTTTGCATCCAATAAATTCATTGTAATATTCATCATTAAAAAGGACTTCACGATCAAATTGTTCTTTTGCCTCGTAATAGCTCATAAGACCCTTTGTCTTACATAGCTTTAGTATTTCTCTTTTAAATCTATTTTCTCCATCATTTTCTACAAGCAACTTAACCTCTTCGTTTGAGCCATAGTAACTCATCCAATCAGATTGAGCTTTTTTTACTCTTCGTCTAGTTTTACCTTTTAAAGGTTTAAGTTTTCGTGTGGACCATAGCGTTTTTTTGCCGATATATTTTTTACCATTTGTTAAATCGGTAATACAATATACAAATCCAGCCAAAGACTCAATACGAGAATCGGTCGGATTAAACTCTTCACCTTCAAACAACCACAATATAGTATTCCTTAATTATAAAATACTATTTATATCATCAGGAAAGGGAAATTTATTTTTCATATCATTGTAATTTAAACATAGTTTTTTATAATCAAATCCCATAGGCAATGTTCTAGAAACAGCGATATCTTTAAAACTATTGTATTCAATTACTTTATAATTAAAATTACCATTACTGCATAGCCATTTAACCGATGATTTATACTTACTATATTTCTGTAGCCAATCTTCTAATATTCTGTCTGTTATTAAAAATTCCATTTCTATAGGCGCTGAATTATTTTTAGTATCACGAAATCTATGAGCGATTTTAAATTGTTGTAATGTTTGATAACTATAGCTAAGAAACACATCCCATGGATTTCTATTTAGAATATGTATTTCGTATTCATCAATATATTCTAATATATTATCAATAATGTCAGAAGGAAAATTGTAATGATTTTCATAAAAAATTTGTGGCATTATTTTCATAAAATAATGAATACCTTGAGTTTTTTTATACTTTAAATAGTCTAATTTATATTCTATATTATTTGATCCATTAATCTCATATCTTGGTAAAAAAAATTCTAATGCTCCTACAATTTCACCATCAAGAGTATTATGTACATTTTGAACAAATGTTAAATCATATTTACTTTTTGTATAATTACAATATAAATTTGAACCATGTCTATGCGAGCATAGTACCTGTATCACTAGTCTTCATCTTCCGCATCTAATAATTGAGCATTTATTTCATGTCCACAACATGGGCAATATTCAGGCTCTTTGTCTTCTGTTGATACTTGTGATTCTGCATCACAATAATCGCACTCGATATAATAGTGTAACATATAGGCTTCCTTACGCTTCGCAACTTGCACAGTTCATAATATCACGAACTAATTCTTGTGCAGGATTTGCTGATCTTTGATAGTAAAATGTTTTAACGCCTAACTTCCATCCTTCAATAATTAGCGCATTAACATCCTTTGCCGAAACATCTGGATGTATTAAAATATTTAATGACTGTGATTGATCGATATATTTTTGCCTTCCTCCGGCTTGTTGTACGATAGAAAGTGGAGTAATCTCACTAAAAGTTTTAAATACATCTTTTTCATTTTGAGTAAGGAAATCTAAATGTTGTACTGATCCTCCATGTTTAAGAATATCTACCCATACTTCTTCATTGTTTTTACCATGATCATGCAATACTGCTTTAAGATGCGGATTGCGGTACGTAAACTTTCCTTTAGCTAAATCTTTAGTAAAATAATTAGAAGCGAGCGGTTCAATAGATGGTGATACCTGACCTAGAATAAAAGATGAAGAAGTTGTTGGTGCAACTGCAGTTCTTGTTAAATTACGTTCACCAACACCAAGCATACCGGCAGGTTCACCATACTCAATGGCTAACTCTTTTGATGCTTCAAGAGACTTGTCATCAATAAATTTACTAATTTTAACAGAAAGCATGTGTGCTTCAAACGATTCAAATGCAATACTTTTAGATTGCAGATAAGAGTGCCACCCTAATTGACCAATACCTAATGCTCTCCAATGCGCTGCAAAATCGTGTGCTGATTTCATAAACGGAATATCAGCAGTCTTTTCAATATACTCTTCCATTACTGCATCAAGAAACCAAGTCATAGTTTCTACTGCGTCGGTCTCACACCATTCATCAAATGTAGCACAATTCATTGATGCTAAATTACAAACGAATGACCACTCCTCACTGGATGGCAAACATATTTCAGAGCAAAGATTTGATGCCCAAATAGAAATATCTTGGTCCTTTAATACTTGAGGCTTATTGTTATTTACGGTATCGCTAAAAAATAAATACGGATAACCAGATTCTCTTCTCTTACGAAGCACCCGTGCCCACACGGTGCGTTTTTCTGCATCACCGGCAATCATAGATTCCATCCACTCGTCTGAAATGCAAACACCAAGTGACAGATTAATAATTGAAGAACCTTCTTCACGACATTCTAGGAACTCCATAATGTCTGGTGACTCAATAGGAAGATATGCTGCACACGATCCTCTACGGACATTACCTTGAGCAACAACATCAACTGTGGTTTCAGCTAAATTCATAAAATGAACTGGACCATCTGCTGTTCCGCCTGATTTGATTTCTTCCCCGCGGGGCCGCAAAGCTCCAAAATACGCAGAAGTACCCGCACCCATTTTAGTTTGCATGCCAATCTCGGCAGTCTTCATGAGAATTGATTCCATATTGTCATTGACGAACACGCCATTGCATGAAATAGGAAGTCCTTTCTTTGTACCAAAATTAGACCAAACTGGTGATGAGAGGGAATAAAATCCTCTACTCATATAATCATAAAATTTATCAGCAAAGCCATCTTTATCAAGGATAGCCTCTGCAGTCTGAGCAATCATACGTACCCGCTCTTCTACTGTCATATTTCCATCGATATATCCACGACTTAAGAAAAGCCGTGAATCGTCGTTTGCCCATTCAAATCCCATTATATAATCCTTTAAAATAAATCATCAGCAGTAATACCTTGTCCCTTTGCATATTCAACAGGCCTCTTTTGAAAGAAGTCTGTCATATTAGCACCTAGCAGCTCTTCATCAAACCAAAATGTTTGATCGATCTCATCTTGATTATATATAATCTCTGAACTATCAAATCCAATCTGATCTAAAGATTCTGCCATTCTTTTAGCAATAAAAGATTTAAGAATTGAAGCTGATAATCCATCAGTTTGGTATCCACCCATAATCCAATCAATGACTTTGCTTTCTGCTTTAAGAGCATCGATGCATTCTTCTCTTACACGGGCTTCTAATTCATCATCAAACAAATCAGGATACTCTTCACGCAAGGTATTAATCAATTTAATACCAACTTGAGCATGAAGCATTTCTTCGTTACGTGTATATTGTACTTGTTGAGCACAATCTTTCATCACAGCCTTATTGCGATTCATATGCATAATAATATAAAATTGACTAAACAGGCTTACATTTTCAACGAATAATGTAAACAACATAATTGAATAAATATATTGCTTTTTATCATCTTTATAAACACGGTTATTATATTTACGCAAATAGTCTACACGGCCTTTGATTACTTTTTCATTTAAATTTTCTTCAAATACATGAGTCAAATGCAAGACGTCGAGGATTTTCTCATAAGCCATATTATGAATAACTTCTGAGTTAGCCATAGCATAACC